AAATCTTCCAAACCTTTAATCAATCTTCTTTGAATATATCCAGTTGTAGAAGTTTTTACAGCAGTATCAATAAGACCAACACGACCACCCATAGCATGAAAGAATAGTTCTTGTGGAGATAATCCATTAATATAAGAACTTTCTACAAATCCACGAGCGACTGGACTATCATCAAATTTTGTAAAATGAGGTAATGTGCGATGGTCAAACCCATATGGAATTCTTTTACCATCTACATTTTGTTGTCCAAGACAAGAAATCATCTGAGAAATATTCAGGTCACTTCCTTTTGAACCAGCATTTACCATAATAACAAAACGATTATTTGGACTCAAACTATTTAATCCAATTTTACCAGCTTCATTAGATGCTTTATTTAATATATTATTAACTTGTGTTTCAAATTCTTCTTCATTTGATTTTCCTGTTTTATTTTCAAAGATTCCGATTTGTGTTTGATCTATTAAATTTTTGACTTCAATCTTTTTACCAGTAATAACATCTATAATTTTTCTTTTAGTATCTTCATTTGCAATCAAATCATCAATTCCAACACTATATGCACTTGATTTCATATATTCAGTAATAATATTTTGCAAATCATCAATAAAATTGGATGCTGCAAAATTACCAAAATCATTACAAACACGTTGAATCAAACTTTTTGAACCACCACCCAAAACACCTTTTTCCATTTGACCACGAAGATATTCTCCATTTTTGATTTCAAGAATATTATTAGATGTTTCTTTATCTTCATCTTTAAATAATTTGGTAGCATATTTTAATGATAAAGGAGGAAGAATTTGAGATAATATTTCAAAATTAGTAACAATACCTTTTTCCATTTGTTTAGTTAATTTTCTCTCATCAATTCTAGGAAACATCATTAGTAAATTCATTGCATCTCTTGGATTAAATTCAATACCTTTTCTTGTAAAACGATTACATCCTAACATAGAATCTTGATAGATACCAATGATAGGAGAATTATTAGCAGGACTAATTATTTGATAAGGAACAGCAGCTAAATTTCTTAATTCAATTTCAGCTTCTATATCTTGAGGCATATGTAAATTCATTTCCATGAATCCAAATGGTTTCCCAAATGGCCGGACTATACCTTGTCCCATATCAGGTTGGTTAGACCATCATTTATGAGCCGTGATCATCTAGTCTCTGAACCTTCCCCATACTCTTACCATTGTTCAACCGTTTTGGTTAAATACGAGGTTAGGGGCTTGGCTGCTGATTATCCAATCCTTTACATTATTACCATTGGGTTCGTCAATTAAACGAGTTCCTCATAATTGTTTCCAAAAATGAGTGGTAGTAAAGGCTCTAAGGAACTTCCAGCAATTTGGTCACGTTGCTAAACGAGTTTTTAAAATAGAAATAAATTCCTTTGCTTTTTGTTTGCTTTCTTCTAATGAAATATGGACACCACCAAAATCAGTTTTTATTCTATCAATATATACATACCAACCATATTGTTCATTATATTTTCTTAACGGTTTGATATATTGTTCTATATCATCGTCAATATATTTAATATTTTTAAATTTATCAAATTTTTTATCTTTATAATAATTTACTAGTCCATCGGATACTTTCTTTTTACTTTCATCTGTATGAATAAATACAGAACCTCCATTTTTTAAATTGTACCCATTTGGAAATAAACTATTTAAATTTGTAATATAATAAAATTCACGGTCATCAGAGTGTTTTAATTCACAATATTCTAGAATTTCAACCATAAAATTTTCAACGCCATGTTTTTTAATAGCATTGTTTAGATAATATGATTGGTTCTTTTTTTGTGAAAACGCTTCTGATACATGAGTATTAAATCGTCTTTGATGACCATATGGTCTATACCTTTTATGATTTAAAATATGAGAGACGCATTGTCCAACATATATTTTATTATTTTTTATATTTGTAATTTTATATATTTCACAATATCTTTCGGTTGGATTATCCAAAATTTTATTACAAATACTTTCAATTCTTGTAGTGTCCATAATGTTTTAATTAGAAGAAGCAAAGGAATTATATTTCAATTTTATCAACTGTTTAACTAGGAGGTAACACGCTTTTCACGCCTCCTGTTGGGGACAAAATGCATTTACATTATTGTCTATCCCCATCAAAATCAGCATTGTATGGCTTTGTGTCAGCGACATTCATTCTGAAAGTGTCACCTTGTTTCATAATAACTGCGACATGTCCCATCATAGACATTCTGTGAAGGGTAGGTTGACGATTGAAAAGGATCATATCACCATCCATCATGTGACGATGTATGATGTCACCATCTTCAAGAACAATATTAGTTCTGTCTAAATATCTCAAAGAAATAGAGTCACCATTTTTCTTTTCCAGAATTTTTGCACCAGGATGAATATCAGGTCCGTTTTGGACAAGTTTTGTTAGGAAAGCTCTATTTCTCTCATTTACAATAACCGGTTTTGTAATATTTTTTGCAATTTTCATAGGAATACCAAGTTCACGAATAGAAATATTTGGGTCAGCCGTAATAACTGAACGAGCACTAAAATCAACACGTTTTGCCATAAGATTGCCTCTCATTCTTCCACCTTTACCACTTAATCGGTCTTTAATTGTTTTCAAAGGTCTTCCAGAACGTTGAGCTACAGAAGCAACTCCTGGTAATTTATTATCAACTTGAGTAGCAATAAAATATTGTAAAAGAGTTGTCCAATCTTCTATAATATTTTCAGAAGCATTATTTTGTATTTTTTCTTGTAAAGAGTTATTTGTCTTAATAATATTACATAAATTGTGACTTAAATCATCTTCACTTCTTTGGGAAGAATCATGTTTTACAGATGGTCTTACAGCAGGAGGTGGAACAGCCATTACCTGACAAATCATCCAATCAGGTCTGCTCCAAATAGGATTAAATCCCATAAAATTCACATCTTCATCTGATATTCGTTTGAATATTTTTAATATCATTTCAGCAGTTAATTTAATTCCAATAGTTTCACTAGTAGCACTTTGTTTCCATTCGGCTAATATAGTAGCAAAACCTTCTTTTCTGATTTTTTGTGGTTGAAGACAACCGCATCCATCTTCATTATCTTCACCACAATAATGCTTTTTACTAGCAATATTGAAAACATATTTCCATCTATTATCTCCGACCAGTTTCAAAGCTTGTCTGTATTTCTTTTTATTAATTAATAATTTGCTACATTTAAAACATACGCAACGCAAAACTTTAATAATTGTATTTAGATACTGAATATAAAATACAGGTCTAGATAATTCAATATGACCAAAATAACCAGGAGTGTTCATATAATCTAAACCATCAGTTGGACAAATCATTCCTGGTTCTAATACACCCATTCTTGGATCAAATAATCCTCCAATAACAGGTTTATTATTTACATATGTATCACGAGATGTTATTTCAGCGACAGAACTATTCCGAATTTCTTCGGGAGAGAGAATACTAAATTGGATACCAATTATTTTACTTGGGTTTAATTTGTTCATCGACATTCTCTCTTCTTATATTAGACAATTATTATTTAGATTGTTATAATCAATTTTATTTTTATATAAATATATCTCATTTAATGAAAAAATATTATGATTAATAACAGATAATAAAATACTAATAAAAATTGATTTATTTTAATAAATTCTTATGATTAACACTATACAAAGATGAACGAACAAAACACATATTTGCAACAATTGCGTTTGGAAGAACGTCAATTAAGACAACTGGAATATCAAAAAAATGAAGAAAATAAATTAAAACAAAATCGGTTTGAACAACTACAAAAAATAAGATTAGAACAGTTGAAAAAAATTAATTATCCAAATGTATTTTCAGTATAATATTGAATATATAAAAATCCGTCTTCATCTTTCTCTCTATTATAGACATCTAATATTAAAGAAGAATTAGATGGAATATTTCCATTAATAAATAAAAATAAAGAAACAAAAGGGTCTATAGAATAATAATTTCTAATAATATGAAGTAATTGTCCTATAGTTATGTAGAGAGAAACAATAAATCTTGACTTTTTAAATTGTATTGTTTTACAACTATAACCTTTTTCAAAAATAATTGGAACACATCTTTCATTTTTTTCCATAAGAAATTTAGATTCTTTTTTTCTCTGTTCTAATGAATATTTTTCTTTATTTTTTTTTTCGTTATTATTTATCATCATATATAATTGTAATATTAAGATTTAAAATAATATTATAATATAAATAAGTTATGTCAGATAAAAAGAAGTATAATACAAGATCAACTAATAAAAAATTATCTCCTCCAAATGACGGAGGTGATAATTCATCTGATGAAGAAATAAATGATTTAGAATATAAAAAATTATTGAATAAGTTGTTTCCATCTAAATATATGAATGAAAAGGTAAAAAAAGAAGAAGAAAAAATACAAGAATTATCTACACAAAAAAAAGAAAAAGGAACAGATGAAATGAAAAAGACAGATGAAATGAAAAAAACAGATGAAATGAAAAAATTTAATATTATTTTTACATTAAATGAAAAAGAAGATTTACCAGAATTAGAAGATTATGATGAATTTGATAGTGATGATGAAGATTATGAAACAGAAAATGAAGATGATGAAGTAAGTGATTCGGAAGAAGAGGAACAAGAAGAAGAGGAGCAAGAAGAAGAAGAACCAGAACCAGATACAAAGT